CGTAGATCATTTAGAAACTATTTTATTGTATGAACCAGTTGATAGTGATGATGACACACCTAATGTTAAAGGTTCATCTAGTAGTAAAAAAACTAATTGCACTAATGCAATTACTAAAGGAAAAGCATATATTGCTGCAAATTAATGTATTTGCTAGCATTATGCATTATAATTAGTTATTAACTTTTTATTGGGGAAATTATGTCAGAAAAAGAATTAACTAAAGAACAGCAATATTGTAAATCACAAATAGAAGATTTAGAAAATAAAGAATCGCAACTTAGCTTTCAACTAGATCAAGTAAGAGCTAGTAAAACAGTTTTTATAAATTTACTTGCAGAACATACTAAAGATGTTGCAGAAGAAGTTGTAGATAAATCTGATAAGGAAAAGAAAAAATAATGGCTAGTGTTAAAGATGCTTTAAATGCTATTGAATCTCACGAAAGAGAATGTGCAGCAATATATAAAAGCATTGACAAAAGACTTGAAGATGGTTCTAGTCGTTTTGATAAATTAGAGATGATGCTTTGGGCAGTATATCCATTTATAGTGGGGAGCGTAATTTTATCTAGGTTTATAGGATGAGTAGACAAAAAAAATCTACAGTAAATAAAGCTGGTAATTATACTAAACCAGGCATGCGTAAACGTATTTTTAACAGAATAAAAGCTGGTAGCAAAGGTGGTAGACCTGGACAATGGTCAGCTAGAAAAGCACAAATGTTAGCCAAAGCTTATAAAAAAGCAGGTGGTGGATATAAGTAATTAAAACTAAGGGAAAGAGTTATGTCTTATTTAATAAGCAATATACCACATTTTAAATGTTGGGTTAGAAAAGAATTTACTGCAAATCATCAAAAATATCATGGAGAATATTTACACGCATTAGCTATAGCTGTTAATACTATTCCAGATAGATCATTAAGTTTTCATGTAGTTTTTACAGGCTGTGAAGCAGAAGATGATGATTCTAATATTCATGGTGGAGCTATGTGGGCGAGGATGCCTATACAGGCTTTAGTCGCAGATATACCAGTAGAAGAATGGGCATTACCTATGGAAGATCATTTAGCACAACCTTGGGATTGTGAATCAAGAGATCATTCTGTAATAGTAATGGATAGAGTAAGTTCTAGTCCTTGGATATGTAAAATAAATAATAAGTTTTATCAAGGCAAATATTTATTTACAGTTGACTATACGAATAATTCTATAGCTGATTGTCCTGCTCAACATAAACAATCTCATGTGTGTTATATAACCGAAGATTGTGAATGGAAAGGTAATTTAGTTGCTTTACCTAATAATAGAGTAAGAGCTACAAGTCCTGCTTTATGGGTAACAGGAGAAGGACCACCAGATTTTGCTCCATCACAACACATACATTCAGCAGAGGGTCACGAAAGTTATCTTGATCCATTAACTACATTTAATAATTTATATAGCAAAGGATTTATAGAAGAAGAATAATGCCATTAAAAAAATCTCAAAAAAGTTTAAAAAAGTGGACAAGTCAAAAATGGACTACTCCTAGTGGAAAAAAATCATCTGAAACAGGTGAGGTATATGCTCCAAAAGCACAAATAAATAGATTAAAATCAACAAAAAAAGGTAGAAGAAAATTAGCAGCAGCTAATAGAAAAAAAAGAGCAGCTACAAGAGCAGGAAAACAACACGCAAAACATGGTTTACATAAAGGGAAAAAAAGATAATGGCTAAATCACCAGATGCATTTGTTTATAATGCTATATTAGAAAGAGTTGTAGATGGAGATACATTTGATTGTTGTCTTGATTTAGGTTTTGATGTAAAGCTACATAAGCAACGTGTTAGATTGTCTGGTATTGATACACCAGAAAGTAGAACTAGAGATTTAGCAGAAAAAAAACTTGGTCTTGCTGCAAAAGAAAGATTGAAAGAACTTTGTGTGGGGAAGATAAAAGTTAAATCTTTAGGTAAAGGTAAATATGGTCGTATATTAGGCATACCTTATACAGAAGATGGTAAAGATATGTGTCAAATATTAATAACAGAGGGTCATGCTGTTGAATATCATGGGGGAAAAAAAGTTAAAGTTTGGGGTGATTACTAATGGAAGCAGTAGTTACCTTAATTAATGAAGTAGGTTTTCCAATAGCAGCAGCACTAGGATTAGGTTTATTTATTTGGAAACTTATAAATAAAATAATTGATGGTATGGAAACTAAAGTAGATGTTCTTGATGAAAAGGTATCTGCTCAAATATCTGAAATAGAACAAAGATTAGGACAAAAACTAGATTCACAACATGGCATATTAGTAGCACTTATAGATAGAGTTCGCTCTGTTGATAATGAAATAATTAGGCAAGATACACTTTTAAAGACTATATTAGGTATTCCACAACTTATGCAGTCTGATAGATTAGCAAAGGCAGATAGAGATGATCAAAGAAAAGATTAAAGATAATATATTCCCAACCATACTTTTAGGGTTTATGTTTTTATTAACACACTTAGTTGTACAAAATGCTGAGGCAGACACTATAACATTTAAGTTTAAGAATCCATCATTTAGTGGAGTAGGAACTTCTAGTCATTATCTTACTATAGAAAATCAAGAACATATGCGTAAGATGACTATAAAAGAAGAAATAAAAGCTTTACAAGAACAATTAGAAAGAGATGCTGAAAATACAACACTTGCTAGATTTATAAGAAATCTAGAAAGTCGTATTTATGCACAAATATCCAGGCAGATTGTTGAAAATATGTTTGGTGAAACACAATCAACGGAAGGCACATTTGAACTAGAAGGTAATATTATCTCTTATAAAATAGAAGATGGTATGATAATACTTACAATTTTTAATACTAATGATGGTACGACAACTGAAATATCTTTGCCTCTCGGGGATTTTTCTTTCTAGTTGCAGTCTTATAGATGTAGTTAGAGAAACAAATCCAAAAACCTTAAATTTAGAAGGTAGAGAAACTTTTAGTATTTATGATCTACAATCAAAAGATTTAGCAAATGTACAACCACCTTTAGTAAAACCAGTTGTTGCTGTATATCCTACTGCATTTACTGATCAAACAGGACAAAGAAAAAGCAATAGTGAGTTTGCTATGTTTTCATCAGCAATAACACAAGCACCAAATACTATACTAATAAGGTCATTAAAGCACGCTTCAGGTGGAAATTTTTTTCGTGTAGTAGAAAGAGTTGGTCTTGATAATCTTACAAAAGAAAGACAGCTTATAAGATCAACAAGAGAACAATTAGATGATCAAAGTATTTTATCACCTTTACTTTTTGCAGGTGTATTACTGGAAGGTGCAGTTGTATCTTATGATAGTAATATATCTACTGGTGGGATAGGTGCAAGATATTTAGGCATTGGCTCTAGTATGCAGTATAGAGAAGATTCTGTTAGTGTAAGTTTGCGAATGGTATCAGTAGCAACAGGTGAAATATTAATAGAGGTTATGTCGCAAAAAATAATATATAGTTATGGACAGTCTCAAGATGTCTTTAAATTTATAGAAATGGGAACTGAGCTTGTAGAGGTAGAAATAGGTTCTGCTTCGAATGAGAGCACTACTTTAGCTTTAATGAAAGCTATTGAGGGTGCAGTTTTACAACTTATAAATATAGGGTACGAGAGAGGGTACTGGAAATATGAATAAATTATTAAATGTTGTTTTATTTTTATCTTTGTCTGTTTTTGCAGATAATGAAATATATGTAGATCAATCAGGAAACTCAGCTACTATTGATTTAGAACAGCTTGGATCGTCAAATTTAATAGGTGGAACACAAGCTACATCTGGAACAATGACTGCTTTAGACCTTGATGGTGTGTCAATGACACTTGACATTAATCAAATAGGTAGTTCTAACGTATTTAGATCAGATGCTATTGATGGTGATAACTTTACAGGATTCTTTGAGTTTGATGGTGATAGCAATATTATGGATATACTTATGAATAGCACAGGTCTTATATCTGCTGATTATATAAATCTTAATATTGATGTTACAGGTTCAAGCAATGAATTTGATTTAGCTATAGCTGAAAATGCTGATTCATCATATCTTGATCTTGATTGGATTATAACTGGAGATAGTAATGATCTTGATTTTGATATTGATTATGCTAATGCTATTAATTATCTTGATGTAAATGGCAGCACTAATACAATTAACTTTTCAGGGAGTGGTTATGGTGGAAACACATCATCGGATTCTGGATATTTTTACTTAGATTTAGATGGAAGTACAAACACTATCGATATTACGCAATCGTCTACACTCGCAAGGGATTATCTCAAAATTATTAGTAATACTTCTAATTCAAATATCTGTGTGGTCCAAAACGATCAAGGCACAAGTACAGGATGTTAATATTGGAGACATCTCTGAACTAAGAGGTAATGCACAAATAGTAAGGGATAAACCCTTAGATGCTTTTGTAGATTTTGATATACAAAGCAATGATGAAGCTATAACTTCTAATGGTCGTATGGCTATAACATTTCTTGATGATTCTATAGTTAGACTTACAGAACATAGTCAATTATTAATAGACGAGTATATATACGATCCAGACCCAAGCAAATCTAAAATGGCACTTACATTTGCTATTGGAACAACTAGATTTATTTCTGGAAATATAGATAAACTTAATAAAAAGAATATATCTCTAAAAACACCTACAGCTAATATTGCTATAAGAGGCACAGACTTTACAGCTACAGTTAATGAATTAGGAGAAAGTTTAATTATTCTTTTACCAGATCAATATGGATTATCTAGTGGAGAAATAGAGGTAATAACAGCAACAGGAAGTGTCATACTAAATAAACCTTTTGAAGCTACTACTGTATCTGTATTTGAGAACTCTCCTAGTAAACCAGTAATATTAGATTTATCTCTTGATTTGATTGATAACATATTAATAGTATCGCCACCTGAGGAAAAACAATTAGAACAAGAAGAAGCAATAACTCAGTCAAAAAGTATTCTTGATTTTAATGATCTTGATATAGATTATTTAGATGAAGATTTTTTAGATAATGAAGCTGATTTAGAATTTACTGAACTTGATATTAATTATTTAGATGTAAATTTTTTAGAAGATTTATTAGATGTTCTTGATGAATTAGAAATACAAGAAGAACAAGATCAACTACAAGCAGACGTATCATCTATAGCTATTGCAGGGACTAGATTTGGTCAAGATTTAGATACACAAATTACTACCTTTATTACAGGTGAAAAACTTACTATTTTAAGGAGTGTAAATAATACAGCTAGAATAGATATAGATTCTGATGACAGTTATACAGTCATTTTGATACAAGATGGAGTTTCAAGAACTATTAAGATAAATGGTGGTAGTAGTAGTATTATAAGAATTAAACAGGAAAGCTAATGAGAATATATATACTTTTATTAATTTTACCATATAGTATTTTTGCACAATTAGATTTAACTTTGCCAGAAATATCAGAAAAAGATGTAATTTATATACCTGATCGTAAATTCTTGCAGTTTGTAGAAATAAAAGAAGAACCATCAAAAGCACAAATAATTACTTATTGGACTTTAAATGCATTTGATATATATACAACTTATGAAGGACTTAAAAATCCAAATATGAAAGAAGGTAATCCATTTTTAGGCAGTCATCCTCATTTAGATAATTTAGTAATTCATAAATTAATTTTTGCAGGTATAGTAGGACAGAACTTAGATACTTATGGATATACTTGGATGAATTTTGCTCTTACAGGAGCAATAATTAGAAATCAATATTTGAATAATACAACCTCATGGTGTCCTCCTAATATACACATTGACGGATATAGGATGTCTTGTTAATGAAGAAATTAATATTACCTATACTTGGTTTACTATTATTACCATTAATATATCAATCAACTTTAACAGAAATATTAAAATTTAGAGTGTATGACACTTTTATAAAAACGCCAGAACCATCAGGAAATTTTGTAATATTAAATATAACTGAAGAAGATGTAGAGATTGAAGGTGGCTATCCTTTACCAAGACAAAGACTTGCAGAGATAAATATAGAATTATTAGCTAAAGGTGCTATAGGAGTTGGTTGGGCAATATCATTTCCACAAGCTGATAGATTTGGTGGTGATGAAGATTTTGCTAGATCATTAGGTTATGCACCTTCAGTAATAGCTATGTTTGAAGATGGTAAAGGTAATTATCCTAAACCTACAGGTACAGTAGTGAAAGGCGAAGATAATGGTGGTATAGTAAGTTTGGGAGTTAAGGAAAACCTGAACACTCTTACAGATAATACATTGCAGGGTTTAGCCATTGCTCCCACTGAAGTAGATCAACTTGTAAGAAGAATACCTCTTTTAGTTAAAACTCCAGAAAATCAATGGATTCCTAGTTTTGGTACACAAATATATAAATCAATATTTGATGTTAAAACATACATTATAAAAACTAGTGATAATGGTATAGAAGAAATATCAATACGAGGAATACCACCAGTTAAAACAGATACTTTAGGTCGTAAATGGATTAGTTGGGTGGATACACCACAAACAGATTTACAAGAAATGGATGTTAATGGTAAGTTTGTTATTGTTGGAGTTACTGCGAGTGGAGTAATGCCTCAGATAGCAACACCTGTTGGTTTGTTAGAGCCACATAAAATACAAGCTGCATTAGCAGAATCAATTTTAATACAAGATAGTCCTTATATTCCTGACTGGCATTTAGCTGTTGAATTATTAATTCTAGTGATAACAGTAACATTTGTCTGGTTTTTAATAAATATTTTTGGAATAACTCTAGGAATAACATTTACCAGTCTATTATTTTTATTAACAATATTTTCTGGATACCATTTAATACAGCGTGGAATACTAATAGATGTTAGTTGGACTTTAATATCACAATTTATAACTGCTTCTATAGCTTTTTACTTACGATTTAGAGAACAATATAAACTTAGACAAGAAATTAAAAAACAGTTTGAGCATTATCTTGATCCTAGACAAGTAAAACAATTACAAGATAATCCTGAATTGTTAAAGTTAGGTGGTGAAAGAAAGTATTGCACCTTTTTATTTACAGATGTTCGTGGTTTTACATCTTTATCAGAAAAACTAGAGCCAGAAGAAGTTACTCATATTATGAACAGAGCTTTAACAATACAAGCTAATGCAGTAAAAGAGTATGGTGGTATGGTAGATAAGTATATAGGTGATGCAATGATGGCTATATTTAATGCACCTATAGATTTAAAAGAGCATGAGAATAAAGCCATATTAGCAGCACAGAAAATACAGGCAGATATGGAGCAAGCCAATCTAGGAATAGACATAGGTATAGGGATAAACTCAGGAGAAGCGATAATAGGTAATATGGGAAGTGATACACGCTTTGATTATAGTGCAATAGGAGACGCTGTAAATACAGCAGCTAGACTTGAAAGTGCTACTAAGGATGTAGGTGTTGATTTAATCATAGGTCACAATACTAAAAAACATTGTAGTTTTAAGTTAAAATTACTAAAACCAATATCTGTAAAAGGCAAAAAACATAAATTAGCTATATATACATTAAGGTAGGAAAGTATTATGAAAGGAATATTAAAAAATTTAGTTAGCACAGTAGCACCAACAATAGGAACAGCTTTAAGTGGTCCTTTAGGTGGTATGGCTATGGGGAAGATAGCAGAAGTATTAGGTGTGTCAAACGATCAAAAATCTATACAACAAGCTTTGCAAAGTGCTACACCAGAACAAATGATGGAACTTAAAAAAGCTGAACAAGAATTTGAAGTTCAAATGAAAGAGCTAGATGTAGATATATTTAAACTAGAAACACAAGATAAACAACACGCTAGAGGTATGTTTAGCAAAGATTGGACAGCAAGAATCATAGGTTTATTTACTATTGGTGGGTTTTTAGGTTATATTTTTTTAGTAACATTACAGCCACCAGAACAAAATAGCGAAGCTCTTATAAATTTAGTATTAGGATATTTAGGGGGATTAGCAAGTGCGATTATTTCATTCTATTTTGGAGCATCTCACACAAACGATAAAGGAGAGTAAAATGGAAATATCACAAGAAGGTATAAGCTTAATAAAAAAGTTTGAAGGTTGTGAACTTGAAGCTTATAAATGTAGTGCAGGAAAATGGACCATAGCATTTGGTAGAACTAAAGACGTAAAAGAAGGCGACACTTGCACACAAGAACAAGCAGAAGAATGGTTAAAAGAAGAATTACCAGTCTATGGTGCTTATGTAAATAGTGCTGTAACTGTGCCATTAGAACAAAATGAATTTGATGCTTTAGTAGCTTGGACTTATAACTTAGGTCCTTCAAACCTTAATAGTAGCACTATGTTAAAAGTTTTAAACGAAAATAAAAAAGATGAAGTTCCACATCAAATGCGTAAATGGAATAAAGCAAGAGTTAATGGAGAAAAAGTAGTTTTGCCAGGTTTAGAACGAAGAAGATTAGCAGAATCTTTACTATTTGAAGGTAAAGAATGGCATGAGGTTTAAATATGCCATTAAGAAAATATGTATTTAGACCAGGAATAAATAAAGAAGGCACCAACTATAGTAATGAAGGTGGCTGGTTTGATGCAGATAAAGTTAGATTTCGTAAGGGTAGACCTGAAAGAATAGGTGGTTGGCAAAAACAAAGCACTGATAGCTTTATTGGAACATCAAGAAAGATTTATTCTTATAGAGCTGCTAGTGGTACAAACTATGTAACTCTAGGCACTCATCAAAAATTTTATGTATTAGAGGGTAATCAATATGCTGATGTAACTCCTATTAGAAGCACAACATCTGCAGGAGATGTAACATTTGCAGCAACAAATGGAAGTTCAACAATTACAGCAACTGATACTGCTCATGGTGCAGTAGCAGGAGATTTTGTTACATTTAGTGGTGCTGCTAGTTTGGGTGGTAATATTACTGCTGTAGTTTTAAATCAAGAATATCAAATAGATACTGTCCCAAATGCTAATACATTTACTTTTACAGCTACTGCAACAGCTAATTCAAGTGATACTGGTAATGGTGGTAGTTCTACAGTTGGTGTGTATCAATTAAATTCTGGATTAGATTCTTATGTATCATCGACAGGATGGGGAGCAGGAACATGGGGTGCTGGAACTTGGGGTTCTACAACAGCTTTATCTTTTGCTAATCAACTTAGATTATGGTCTATAGATAATTTTGGTGATGACACAGTTTTAAACCCAAGAGCTGGTGGTCTTTTTTACTGGGATGAATCATCAGGAACTAGCACTAGAGCAGTAAATGTAACAACAAAAGCTGGAGCTAGTGATGTTCCTACGATAGCATTACAAACAATGGTTTCTGATGTAGATCGTCATGTTATTACTTTTGGTTGTAATCCTGTAGGATCATCAACTTTAGACCCTTTATTAGTAAGATTTTCAGATACAGAAAGTATTACCGATTGGACACCAACTGCAACAAATCAAGCTGGTGGTGTGCAATTATCTATGGGTTCTACAATTATAGGAGCTTTACAAACAAGGCAAGAAATACTTATTTGGACAGATGCAGGTATTATTTCTATGAGATTTGTAGGAGCACCATTTGTTTTTTCTTTTAACGAAGTTGCACAAGGTCCTTCTTTAATATCTCCAAATGCAGCAGTTAGTGCAAACAATAGTGTTTATTTTATGGATAATGGTGGATTTTATGTCTACTCAGGTTCTGCACAAAGATTGCCATGCACAGTTTTAGATTATGTTTTAAGTGATCTTAATCAAGGACAAGCATTTAAAATATTTGGTGCTGTAAATGATAGTGCTAATGAGATTATGTGGTTTTATCCTTCAAAAGATAGTTCAGAAATAGATAGATATGTTTTATATAATTATTTAGAACAAGTATGGTCTATAGGAACTACTGCAGATAATTTTGTAAGAACAGCTTGGGATCAAGCATTAATATTAACTAATCCTATAGCTGCAAGTAAAAATAGTAGCACAAGCAATAGTAATTATATTTATAGACATGAAATAGGTCATGGTGATGATGGTGCTGATTTTACTGCATTTATAGAATCAAGTGATTTTGATTTAGACCCAGATGGAGAAAAATTTATAGCAGTTAATAGTATAATACCTGATATACAATTTAGAGATCAACAATCTACATCTGATAGTGTGGATATAATAATTAAAGGTAGAGATTATCCATTAGAAAGTTTATCAACATTATCTACTGTTTCAGTTACTCCAGCTTCTACATTTACTAATACTAGAGCTAGAAGTAGACAATGTGCAATAAGGGTATCTAATTCATCAAACGATTATGGTTGGCGATTAGGTGATGTAAGATTAGATATAAGACCAGATGGTAAAAGATAATGGCACATCCTAAAACTATAGTATTACCAATACCTAGACAAGAATATGATGCTACAGAAGAAACAGTATCAAGAAGAATTACAGAACAAGCTATACAAGATTTAGCTACTGAAGTTAGTAGATTAAGTAGATTGCAAGATGTTGTATCAAGCAAAGCTGTAAAGAGACAACAATTTTTATTAATGGGAATGAAGCATGGCTGATAATCTAAAAGTTTTAGGTCAAGTAGACCCAGCAGCAACTACAACTACTACACTTTATACCTGTCCTGATATGACACAAACGACAGTAAGTTCAATAGTTGCAGCAAATAGAACAGGATCAGCAATAACATTTAGATTAAGTATTCATGTTGCTGGTGCAACTGCTGATGATAAACAGTTTCTTTTTTATGATAAATCAGTAGCAGCAAATGATTCTTTTGCTATTGTTTTAGGCATAACCTTAAATCAAACAGACGTAGTAAAAGTTTATACAAGTGCAGTTGACATGAGTTTTAATATGTTTGGCTGTGAAACCAAAGAGGAAGATAGATAGATGGATATAAAACAACAAACTAAGAACGTAGCAGCACAAGGTCGTTTTGGCGATTCTATGTTACTTCATGTTAATCCTGCAGAAGTTAAAGGATTAGCATCTGCTATGCCTATAACAATGAATCCAGAAACAGGACAGCCAGAAGCTTTCTTACCTTTCTTAGCACCTATGTTAGGTAGTTTAATAGCACCAACTATTTTAGCTGGAACAGGTTTATCAACAGCAGCTATGGCAGGTATAGGAGCAGGTTTAGCCACTTATGTACAAACAGGTGGTTCTGGTTCTAAAGCATTACTATCAGGTCTTACAGCAGGAATGGGTGCTAAAGCTTTAAATACAGCAGCAGCAGATGTTCCAACACCAGCAGTTGATCCGACTTTTGTTGGACCACCAACTGCAGCAACAGCACCAATTACACCAGATTCAACTTTAATGCAAACAGGTCAAAGATTGTTTAGTGGTGGATTTGATGAGGGAGTAAAAAATTTAGCAGGAGCTGCAATGACCCCAAGTGGAATGGTAGCATCAACAGCAGCAGGTACAGCAGGTGTTATGCAATCACAAGAAGAATTTGAAAGAATGTTAGCTCAAATGGATATTGATGAAGAAGAAAGAAAAAGATTAATGTATGAAAGATATCCTGAACAAATACCTATGGCTAATGGTGGTAAAACAGGTTATGTAAGAGGTCGTAGAACTAGATTTGATGATTATTATGGTTATGGTGGTAATAATGTTGGTGTAGGTAATAATCCTTTTCCTTTAACAGGTGGATATAATCTGCCTGCTCGTAGGGCACCAAGACCTATTC